TGGCTTTGCTCAGGTAGTTTTGAGCCTTTTTAAATGAGCGCTGCCAATCCGTGTCCTCAAGGATTTTACGCATGATAGGCGACATACCCTTAACCATCTGTTGATTGATGTTTTGGGATAACGCTAGATACCCTTGGCGGTCGTTGCCTTTAACCATGTTAATAACCTGCCTAAGCAGGACAGGCATACCCCGGCGAGGTTGATCCTGCGGGATGAAGATTCGCCGAACATCGCTCCCCAACTTGTTTTTTCCAGCCTTCCACGCGGCCACGCTTAAGCCACGGCCACCACCCGCTGGCATTGGCGGGGTAAAGGTCATGGCGTCCCGGAGCATTAGGCGCATCTGCTCGTTTGTGATGATGCTGACATCAACCCTCACGTCCTTAGCGAACTGGTCAATAGCCGCTTCAAAGTCAGCCTTTGACTTTGGGTCGATAGGTGACGACTTTTTAGCCATTATTGGTTGTCGTCGATGCAGTCTAGTTCGATGACGGCGCTGGTCTGCTTGTAGGACTGGCCCTTGATGCGGAGGACCTGACCGTTAACCGTGAACTTCTTACCTTCGCCCAGGGCGGCGATAGGGACGCCAGAGGCCAAGGTTGGGACCTGACCCCCTACCCGGCCATCAGAAGCCGTCCAAGGGGCCGTAGCGGCGGCAAAACGCACCGTCCACATCTTCTGGTCAACGAAGCCCCCTGCCTCAAAGCGGGGGGTGTTCATGGGACGGGACAGGCCAACGAGGAACAGGTCGGACCCGACCGTAGCCGGGACGCCGATATCGGCTAGCAAAACTTGGAGATCGGGTAGGAATGTATCGTAAATGCTCATGTGTTGGGAGGGTAGGGATTTGGAGATACAAAAAAGCCCCCATCGCTGGGGGCTGTTTCAGGCCGTCAGCCCGGATTAGGGGTTATAGACGGAAGCAATCGTGCCAGTCGTGATGCCCTTATTCGCACCGAACATCAGCTCGAAGGAGCCGACGAGGTTACGAGTGGCAGGATCACCCCAGACGTTGTAGAAGATGCTCAGGCCGAGGTTCGGGAGAACGAGCGACTCGCTGACGAGGAACTGGTTCTGGGTAGCCGAGAAGTCAGGCTGGGCAGCGGCCATCGCCACGGCCTCGCTGGAGCACGAGAAACCAGCCAGCTTGGCTTCAGACGGGAAGAGGGAAGCGTAGTGCACGCCACCTTCAAAACCGTATGCACCTTCAGAGAGGGGCAGGGAGGTCGTGCTGGTCGGGATGAGCTGGGAGTAGATGCCCGGATTCACGATGAGCGCCTTGCGGCCAGCCTTGGAGACACCAGCCCAAAGAGCGCGGAGGTTGTCCGAGCCAGGGGTGATGGCCGAATCAGCGGCGGTGACGGTGGCGGCGCCGAAGTTGGCGACGGTGATAGGAGCAGTAGCGGCGGCCCAGATGGCGTCGGCAAGCTTGTCCATGTTGATCTGCACGAGGCGCTCGAGCTTGATACCATTCTGGATATCAGCGTAAGAGAGACCGAACGGCTGGTAGAGGTGGTCGAGCGTGACGGCAGAAGCACCGAGCGTGGAAGCGCCGATGGTCGAGAAGTCAGTCGGGTTGGTGACAGTCGTGCTGCCAGCGGTCGAGAGCGAGACCTGGATGACGTCGGCTGGGCGCTTAACATCAGCGGAGAAATCCGTGGTGAAATGGCTGAGGGCCGCGAGGCGGTTCGCGAGTTTGGTAAGGCCGTATTCGCTGACAGTGTCAACGATCAGGGCGCTGTTGATGGTATTAGCCATGGTATGTTATATTGGGTAGGAGATTATTTAGCGGAGAAAAGGAGAGCCTTATGCTTCTTGAAGAAGGCGCGGCGTTCAGGACCGGCAGGCATCGAGGCGTACTGGTCGCAGATGGAACCTTCGACAGCCTGAGCAATCGGGGCGGCAACAGGGTCAACACCGGAGGCGGCTAGGATGTTAGCGGCTTCGATGGAGGCGGTGGCCTTGGAGGCTTCGAGCTCGGCAATCTTGGCGTTGGCTTCAGCCAGGGCGGCTTCAAGTTCCTGAACCTTCTGGTCCTTGGAAGCGGCCTCAACCTTGATGGAGTCGAGTTCAGCAGAAACGTTCACGACAGAAGCTTCGACAGTCTTGCGGAGATCGTCGCGTTCGGCGGTCAGTGAAAGGACGGAGGCTTCAGCAGCCTTGGCGCGCTCTTCGATGGTCATATACTATTGTGGGTTAGGTAAGGTTAGGAATGACCCACAGCTTACAGATGCCGTTAGGGTCGATATCGCCGGAAACGATACCACAGCCGCGAGGGCCACGATAAAAGACGCAGTTCTGGCAGAGCAGCCCTTCAGATGCGAACGGGGAGACGGGGGCGTAATGAGCGCCGTCCGGTCCAACCCCCTGGTCAAAGGCTCCAAAGGTTTCTTCAATGTCGATATAGGAATCAACCATTTCCTTTTGACGCGGTGAAAGCAGGTCGAGCACTTCGTCTTCGACTTCGGACGCAAGCGGCTTGGCCACGGCCTGAGCCTTCTTGCCAGTCTTAGCCATAGTGATCCGCTTGGCTTCTTTGCCATCGGTTCCTTCAAAGGATGCCAAGGCAGACGCAAAGGACGTAGCAAGTCCAGTGATGAGGTTCTTAGCGGCGGCTTCTTCTCCCGTGAAAATCTGGCCTTCCATGTCAGCACGGTTAGCGTAAGAGCGCTTACGCAGTACGACCTGTTTAAACTGTTCATGCATAGCGTCGATACGAGCCTGTTCCTCGGCGCGCATCTCATCGGTGTAGCCTTCGCCGGCCACGTTAGCGGCCTTGTACTTTCCAGCGCGGAAGATTTCCATCTTGAGGCCAATCTGTTCGTAATAAGCCGCGTAAGATTCGTCCACCATGATAACGCCAATCGAGCCGACATAGGCGCTATTAGAAGCCACGACCTGATCGGCTTGGCTGAACGCATACACCGCACCAGAGGCCATCATGTCTTTGGTGTAGGCCATCGTCGGAAGCGGGATATTGGCAACCTTGTCGGCCAACTCAGGCGTTCCGAGGACAGTACCGCCAGGGGAAGACACGTTGAAAGCGATACGCTGAACAGCCGGGTTGGCTAACATATCGTCAATCTGGTTAGTGATATCTTCCATATCGACGCCGCCAGTCATGCGCTCAAACTTGGACAAGCCAAGCCCCATGGCCCCCTTGACTGTGATTACGCCCGTACCCGACTGGGTAACGTACGGCTTCTCGACAGGGTTGAAAAACATATCCAGCACGCCGTCGATAACGCCGTACTTCTCGGCGTACTTCATGTGGTTGGCCGCCTTGATGGGGTCAATTAACATCGGCTCTTGGCCGGACAATCCTGAGATTAAGCACTTCATTGGTTAAGGGGTTTCGGGGGGAGGAGGGAGGTCGAGGTTTTCGGCAACCGCGTCAGGAGTCTGGCTGGACGTCTGGCCCTGCTGGAGCCAGTTGAACTGCGACTGGTAAAGCATCCAAAGCGGGAGGCCACGATCCTTGGCTTTCTGGATTCGCTTCTCAGCTTCGACCGCTAGGGCTTCCAGCGTATCGTCAAAGGTTACGCCCTTCTTGCCTAGGATGGCTTGAGAGGTAGTCAGGCCCATCTGCAAATCGGCGCGGTCCTGGGCGGCTTCGCGGCCAGCGTCCACCGTGATATCTCGCGGAGTAATCCAAGACTTGCGGTTGAAGTCAGGGTCATCCGGAACCTTGCCCTTGGCGATCGCATCGGCGATAACGTAATCGTAGACGCGGTCGAGGCTATCAATCAGGATGCTCTGCCACTTCGAGGCCCACCTTGAAACTCGGCTTGCCACTAGCCTTACTGAACTGCCCCCGATCGTTCCCGGTGCGACCATGTATTCGTAAGGCAGCAGTCGGACAATGTCGCGCTCAATAGCCGTCATCATGCCAATCCAAGCAGCCGAAGGGCGAGTCTGGGTCAGCTGATTAAGGTCCTCGTTAGTATCAACGACAAGCAACTTGCCACCCATCTGGCTGGCAATCTTCTCGCAGGAATTAGCGTCACCAGAAAACTTGGCGGCAGGGTCGTCTTGTAAAACGCCACCTTGCTTCTTCAGGATTAAAGTATGATCCGCCGAATCGCGGGCTGCGCGAACCTCCAAGGAGAAGACTTCGAGGTGGTCCTGGACTGAGTTCAGGCTCGATTGCAGCACTGCGTAACCGCGCACTGCGGACGGGCGTTCAAACTCCATAACCTGAAGCATGGCCGAGGACGGCACGTAGCGGTCCTTACTGGCGTCGTCGGTGTAGACGTTCCAGCCCGTAATCTCGCCGTAGGTTCCGAGGTAAGCCCCGTCCACGTTGCGATCGTTAAACTCCATACGAGGCGAGCCAACGCGGTGGGCTTCCAGAATCTGGATGGCCGGGACCCCGGTCTTCGGGTCGTTGGTCATAATGCCGAACGAGTCGCCGTCGATAATCGCACCACTCATCCACATCATCTGCAGTTGTCCTAGATTGTAGCGCCGGGTCAGGTCGCACCTAACAGACCAGTCGCGGAAGTACTTATCATAGGCCACCGCGGTTTGCGGGTTCTTAGCCAGGGACTGGACCATGAGGCCGTCACCGACCGAAATTAAAACAGCCTCGTCCACGCACTGCTTGTAGATCGGACTATTGCGGATAGCCCAACGCGATTTAGCCATCATGGCGATACGCGTAGCAGAAGTGACCTCCTTGCGTTGGTCGCTTACTCCACCGATGAACAGCATACGGCGGGCGCCGGACTGCGTCGTGCTCGCAAATTGCGAGTAAGTGGCCGAGGCTTGCTTCTTAGGAGCCTTGGTTTTTGGGGTGGTTTTCTTGGGTGGCATTAGCGGTCAACTCGATAGTCCCAGTTAATCTGGACAGAAGTGTGAGCACCGCCGTAGCGGATAGGGTCTAGGCGGCTGAGCGCGTAGTTAATTTCCTGAATGCGCTGGGTAACCGGCATCCCAAAAGTTTTGTTCACACTCGTACCGGAGTCCGAGTACGAGGTAACCGCTTTGCCAATGTCGGCTAGAGCCTCCTGCTTGTATTGCAGGAGGACACTTTCTTCCAACCCTACGAATAGGCCGAGCATATACTTATTGCGGTGCGGGTAAGGTTTGAGGCTCGTCCCTGCCAATCAGCCCCCAGCGTGCGGCTATCAGCATACCAAGCAGTTCACAATCGAGCGCGTGGTTATGCTTAACCCCTTGGCGTAGTCGCCAGATAGGCTTCCCAGCATCCTTTACCCTGACCTCACTATTGAGCTGCTCGATATACCCAGCGTCGGCGTCACGAGCAAAGGTGAACACCTTGCGCGCTCGCATCCCATGGAACAGGTCCTTGCCAGACAAGTTAGACCACACGATCAGAGAGGTCGGGTTCCGTACCCCCGGCACATGAATAGCGGTCGGCGTGTTGTAGAACCTACGCACACTGTCTCCGGCCTTCGTCTTGACGTTGAAGTACTCCTGGCCTGAACCCTTGGCGCACTGCCAGCCACGGGTGGCGCACTGCTTGTAAACCTCTTGAGTCGAGTTGCCGTCACCAGAGTCTACCATGACCAGTTGCGGGTGGATGCCATGCTTGGCCGATAACGCGTCCAGCCCTGACCAATCCGTTAGCCCGTCGGTGCTGTTTACCTTGCCGAACCAGACTAGGCGGCTATGTCCGGTGCGCGCCCACTGGCGTATGGTGACCCAGAAGTGGTCGCCCTGACAGTCCACGGATTGCGTCAGGAACTTAACCGAGCCGTCCACCGCGTCAGCCTTGTCCACGATCTGGCCGCGTGGCCCGATGTAAGCAACGGCCTCCCATGGGTCTGCCATCGCATAGTCCGAGGACTCAGTGCTTACCACCATCGACGAAGTGTCATCACTCCAGGGCTGAGCCAAGAACTGGTTTTTGAAAATCTTGCGGGGAGTCAGGTCCCCTAACTCCGCTACCTCTTTCGCCTTAATCATGTCTACCGCGAGCGAGCCCCAGCTCGTACTAGCCAGAGCGTTGACGTGGAGCCCGACGTACCCGGCCTTCTCTGCCTTGGATGTAGCCACAAACCCAGCGCCGCGCTCAACCTCGTTGCACGTCGTCCGCACCTCGTCGTTGTCCTCAAGCCGAGTCTTGCACTTGGAGCACTCATAGGTTGTGCCGTTCTGGACGGCCTCAAGGTCCCATCCGTCAATGCCCTTAGCCCCGTCTGGAAATCTGATGTAATCCCATAGCCACGGCTGCCGATGGGAACATGACTCGACCGGGCAGACGAACTGCCACTCTCGCTGGTCGGTCATCAAATAGAACTTCCAGAACTCAGCGCCTTGTCCCTCGATATCCCCTGGCTGACTTTCGTAGACCGCCTTACTCGCAAACGCCGCCGCCTTCAGTCGGCTCATGCTCATAGCGATTGCCCCGTTAGGCCACTGCCAGATTTCCGAACCCAAGACGTACCGCACGTGCAACGATTGCAGGTGCTTCTCCGTTGAAGCCGATCGGTTGTGAATCAAGCACCCGTCCGCAAACCTTAGCGTTCCTGACTTGTCGTTGTCGTCGGCGCTCATCTGGGAACGGATATCCGCGACCTGTTCGAACAGGGGCCTCAGCTCGTTAAGGGTAAACCCCTTTGCCTTATCTTGGCTGTCCAGATAGATCGCCATAGAAGCCCGGCGGTTAGCCATCAGGTAAGTCGCAATCAGTTTCAGCGTTAGCGTCTTCCCGCAGCCAATCGCCCAGGGCATGAACATCCGGCTAGTGGTCGGCTGGTTGAAGATACGCACTGCCTCCGCAATCCACGGCCAGCGCTTCGGGTTGTACCCGCCGTCGAACACGCCCGCTGGAATCTTCTTAACGTTCTCCTTCAGGTAGGCCACCGGGTCACTCAAGGCCGACGGCCTAACGACAGTCA